CATGGTTCTCACCAGCTGGTGTTCAAAGAGGAACTCTGAATAATGCCATCAAGTTGGCATATAATCCTACTAAAGCACAGAGAGATCAACTCTATCCTGCAAGAATTAACTCCATCATCAATCAAAAAGGTAGTGGAATCATCCTCTTCGGTGATAAAACAGCTCTTGGTTACGCTTCTGCATTCGACAGAATCAACGTAAGAAGACTGTTCCTCACAGTTGAACAGGCACTTGAAGGAGCTGCAAATGCTCAACTCTTTGAACTCAATGACAGTAACACAAGGTCGAATTTCGTTAACATTGTTGAACCATACTTGAGAGATGTTCAGGCTAAGAGGGGTGTTTATGACTTCCTCATTGTTTGTGATGATACCAACAATACTCCTGAAGCGATTGACAACAATGAGTTTAGGGCAGACATCTACCTGAAACCAACCAAGTCGATTAACTTTGTTACTCTCACCTTCATTGCTACAAGAACTGGTGTCCAGTTCTCTGAAGTTGCAGGTCGTGGTTAATAACTATTACAAATATCTAAAACAGGAGTACTAAACCAATGGCAGAAGTAAAAACCATTTCTCAATTCAAATCAAAATTGGCGGGTGGTGCCGCCCGTAATAATTTATTTGAAGTTTCAATCCCTTCGTTTCCTTCAGCAATAAGTGATGCTTGGAACTCTGGTGACAACGGTGAGAACGGAGTTTTCAAATTCCTCTGTAAGGCAGCCAACCTTCCAGCATCAACCGTTGCCGCCATCGATATTCCTTTCAGAGGTAGAAATCTGAAAGTTGCTGGTGACAGAACGTTTGCTGATTGGACCGTCACCGTCATGAATGACGAAGACTTCAAACTCAGAACCGCTTTTGAAAAGTGGTCTAATGTTCTCAGTAAATTAGAGGATAATACAGGTGTAACGAATCCTGGTTCTTATATGACTGATGCATATGTTCAACAACTTGGCAGAGGACGTGAGAAGTTTGCCAATGCAAACGGTGGTGGAGAACATTCAGTTCTCAGAACTTACAAGTTCTATGACATTTGGCCAAATGATATCAGTGCAATTGATCTGAACTATGATTCGGCAAATTCAATCGAAACATTCACTGTAAACTTCAGTGTTCAGTACTTCACCATCGGTGAATCACCTGAATCTAACACTGGTTCTGTGACAGAAGAATTGATTCGTTGATAAATACTAGAACAGAAGTTTCTAGTCAATAATAATAATGGCGAGATTATTTGGATTCTCAATTGAAGATAACGAAAAACCCTCACCTGGCGTAGTATCTCCGGTTCCACCATCTAAGGATGATGGTTCCGAACACTATGTTAGTTCGGGGTTTTTTGGTTCGTATGTAGATATTGAAGGGACATATAAAACAGAGAACGATCTAATTAGACGTTATCGTAGTATGGCACTCTACCCGGAGTGTGATAGTGCAATTGAAGATATTGTAAACGAAGCAATTGTTTCAGATACCAATGATAGTCCTGTTCAGATTGAACTATCTAATCTGAATGCTAGTGATGGTATTAAAAAGAAAGTTAGAGAAGAATTTAAGTATATTCTTGAGTTACTTGACTTTGATAAAAAGGCTCATGAGATCTTTCGTAACTGGTATATTGACGGAAGACTATACTATAACAAAGTAATTGATACAAAAAACCCTCAAGAAGGTATTCAAGAACTGAGATATATTGATGCTTCTAAGATGAAGTATGTCAGACAGTTGAAGAAGAAGGGTAAAGATAGTGTTCAGACGGCACAAAACCAGTTCACAAGTAGTGAAGGAACTGCATATGACTTCCCAGAAATTGAAGAATATTTCATCTATACTCCAGGTGGTCAAGGTGGAAATAGTTCTGCATCTGGATATGGTGGTGCTGTAAAAGGTATTAAGATGACCAAGGATTCTGTCACTTATTGTACCTCTGGATTAGTGGATAGAAATAAAGGTAACACTCTTTCATGGTTACACAAGTCAATCAAACCTCTAAATCAATTGATGATGATTGAGGACTCTCTTGTTATCTACAGACTTTCAAGAGCACCTGAAAGAAGAATCTTTTATATTGATGTTGGTAACCTTCCTAAGATGAAGGCAGAACAATATCTCCGTGATGTTATGATGAGATATCGTAATAAACTGGTATATAACGCAGATACTGGCGAAATCAAGGATGACAAAAAATTCATGTCCATGATGGAGGACTTCTGGCTTCCTAGACGTGAAGGTGGTCGCGGCACTGAGATCACTACACTTCCTGGTGGTCAGAACCTTGGTGAGATTACTGATATCAACTACTTCCAGAGGAAACTTTATAGAGCATTGAACGTTCCTGAGACTAGAATTGAAGGAGAAGGTGGTGGTATGTCACTGGGTCGTTCTTCTGAAATCCTAAGAGATGAAGTCAAGTTCTCCAAGTTTGTTGGAAGAATGAGAAAGAGATTCTCTGCAATGTTCAGTGACATGTTGAAGACTCAATTGATTCTTAAGAATGTCATCACTCCTGAAGATTGGGAGTACATGAATGATCATATTCAATATGACTTCCTGTATGATAACCATTTTGCAGAACTGAAAGAAGCAGAACTTCTGACCGAGAGACTTAATCTTCTTCAGACTGTTGAACCTTACATCGGTAGATTCTACTCACAAGATTATGTAAGGAGACATGTTCTTCATCAAACCGACAGTGACATTATTGAACAAGACACTCTTATTGAGAAAGAAATTGAGAATGGTGTTATTCCTGACCCTAATGCAATGGTAGATCCTATGGGAATGGAAGGTGGTGGAGCATTACCACCAGGTCAAGAACCAGTTGGAGATCCAATTCAAGCACCTCCAATTCCTAAAGATCCCGATATGGGTGGTCAGGGAGTTATCTAAATAACAACGTAATGAAACTTTTTAAATATGGATGAACTTATGGATCTTTTGGTGACGAACGGTAGTTCTTCCCAAATTAGTGATCATATTAAAGATGTTCTTTTTGCAAAGAGTGCAGAAAATATCGAAACAATCAGACCAAATGTGGCAGCATCAATCTTTAATAGTGATGTAAATCTTGATAATGAAGAAGGTGAAGAGGAAGAATTTGTGTCCGATGTTGAGATTGGTTCTGAATCGGAAACAGAAGAATAATAAATAACTACTATACAACAATTGTAATTAAAGATAATGGCTGCAACTAGATCAGTAGGTGTAAATACAACCTTTGCCACTAGTACGTCTTCAGTACAAACAGGAGTTATCGCAAAACAAAGCGACACCCTAAGAGTTGTTGCTGAAGGTGCTGGTGTTCATGTTGCAATTGGTACCAATCCAACTGCGACAGTTGATGATTATTATGTACATACTTTAGACAGTTCAAGAATTTCTCTTGGGCCTGTAACAACTCTTAGAGTTGTTGGTATTACGGTAGGTACCAAAACAACTTTAGACTTTCCAGAGGGAATGGCATCACCTTTTGTTGTTGGTGACGCTGTTTCACTTACTGTATCTGGTGTTCCCGCCTTTGATTTTGAACATAAAATTGTGAGTGAAGTTAAGACATCATCAAGTCGTGATGGATATTTCAGTACACGAATTGTAGTCAATCATGACTCTAGTTCTGTTACTGACGTTTATGACCAAAACAACTGGGCCCAGTTAAGAGAATCCTTTATGGTTGCTGTGAAAACCAACGCAGGAACTGGTACCGTCTTTATTCAACAAGTACAAGTATCCTGAGAAAACAAATGAAACTCATCAGAGAAGAAATCGAATCAGTCGAATTTATCGTTGAAGAACGCAACGGTAAAAAGAATATGTACATTGAAGGTATCTTCCTTCAAGGTGATATATGCAATCGTAATGGAAGAATGTATCAAATGGAAGGCCTGAGAAAGGAAGTCCAAAGATACACAGAAAACCATATTGCTGCTGGAAGAGCTCTTGGTGAATTGGGTCACCCCGATGGCCCAACAGTTAACCTGGATCGTGTCAGTCATAAAATTGTCTCACTCAAAGAAAGTGGAACAAACTTTATCGGTAAGGCAAAGATTCTCTCTACCCCCATGGGTAAAATTGCAGAATCACTTATCTCTGAGGGAGTGAAACTTGGTGTTTCTTCTAGAGGTATTGGTTCACTCAATTAAACAAGAGAGGGTGTGAATGTAGTTGGTGACGACTTCATGTTAGCAACAGCCGCTGATATTGTTGCTGATCCTTCTGCACCTGATGCTTTCGTTGAAGGTATTATGGAAGGTAAAAATTGGGTATGGGATGGTGGTATCCTTAGGGAACAACAAGCCGCCAAAACATATAAGCAAATTAATACTCTTGTCACACAAAATCAATTGGATGAACAGAAACTCAATCTGTTTAACAATTTTTTAAACAATCTGTGATAAGAATAACAAATTATAAATAAAT